GTTAGTCTGAATACCGACCCAGTTAGCCGCCGTACCCGCGCCGCCGCCTACGTACTGAAGCTTATCGCCGATAGCTAAAACGTCGTCGCCGCCGATACCTGCGATAGTGCCGCCGACTGAGATAATCCAATAGTCGCCCGCTACAATCTGAGTAAGGTCGCCCGCGATCTTGTCGCCCGCTACAGGTAATAAGCCGCCCGAAGCGTCGAATGAGCCTTGTATGCGCTCAAGCTTATTAATTTCTGATATCACATAATCTTTAGTAGCGATAACTTTTACCGCTGCGCCGTCGTAGTATTTTACTTCGTTAGTGGTATCATTATACCATATCTGACCTTCTACGGGCGTTACGGGGTCTGACGCTAGTTTTTCTAAAACCGCGTTTTTTAACTGATTTAGGTCTAGGTCTATGTCTACGTGAAACAATTTAGCCATGTGTTAACTCCTTTAAAGTTTTGTTTGTTAGTAACCTAAAATATGTACTGTATATGTGTTCGCTGTATTCGAGCGCACTTCTACTACGTTACCCGCAGAGAGGCGCCAATCGACGAAAAGCTGTGTAAGGTCTGCGGCGTCGAAGACTTGTACGTCTGCCACATTAGTAAACCCTACGATAGGCACTTGTACCCAAGTACCTACCTGTAAAGCCGAAATAGAAAACGATACTTTCTGTAGTGAGAGCGTGCCGCCTGAGCCGCCGCCCCCTGTAGAAGGGTTCATTAGCCATACTTGTAGGGCGTAGTCGTTCTTAGCTTTACCGCCCGTGAGCAAGTCGCGTGCGGCTTTTTTTAAGACCTCTAAGCCGTGGTCGTCTACGTTAGGCATTTTATGAACTCCTTAAGCCGTTAGGCCATAAAATAAAAGAAGTAAGTACGTACTTAAATGTTACTCAGCAGCTACGGGCGCTACTACCTGCTTATTAGCTTCTTTAAGCTTTAGCATGGCCTCTCTAAGAGCCTCGCGGCCTTTAAGCTCGATAAGACAAGCTTCTTTGTACTCAGGCGAAGTCAGTTTAGACTCTACTTGAGCTTTTAACATACGCTGCGAAGCGTGTTTAATTTCGTTAAAAGACATTTCTAGTTTCATAGCTTCGTAACGCTCAAAGGGCGTCATTTCTTTTTTAGTTTTAGCTTCTGACATATCCTATCGCTTTCTGACCTTTAGAGTTTTTACCTATGGCTATCTCGCCGCTCTTCATATCCTGACGACTATCGTCAGGTACAAACCATAAAAACCAGTAAGGACCTTCTTTATTAATGCTCTTAATTTCTATACGGTTAGGTAAAGTATCACAGAAGAGCGTAAGTACGTCGGCGTCTTTAGCTTTCACATATCTAAGTCGTGTCGTCTGTGGTAGCACTATCTAACTCCTCAAAATGAAAAGGGCGCCTTTTAAGCGCCCCTTTACCCTTCAGCTTTTCGCAGTCGGGGCGGTCTTGGTTAATATTAAACTGTAGTAGTTACTACGCGCTTATTATCTAACTGCTTCATACCTAACAAAGTAGTACAGTTTACGCGGTAGCCACGCTTACCGATAACGCCAAGGTCGAACTCTTTAACTTCGATACCTTTCTGAGAAGCCATAGTAAAGTATGACTTATGAAAGTCGTAAACTGTAGAGCCTACCACAGTTGTAAAGTGCGGCATAAAACCCGCTAACTGTGAAGGTAACTCGCCCGTAACTAAAGGCGAGCCACTAGCTACGAAGTCCGAAGACGTAAAGCCTGTGATATTAAAGATATCGTTTAACGGTCCCGCGCCTAAAATTTTATGACGGTCAGACATAGGCACTTTAGCAGTATCTAAAAGCTCTTTCGACGCTAAAATGTCAGCTAATGCGTATGTACCCGCAGTTACCGCTAGTAACGTGTGGTCAGGCGCCGCAGCCGAAGGGATTGTTAAAGAGATAATTAAAGATTGAATCTTTTTTTGAATAGAGTAGATCGCTAAAGATTTTAACTTTTCTACGAAAGGTAAAGACTGTAATTTAGCTTTATCAGTTACGATAAAGTCTTTTACTAGCTGCTTATTAATTACAAGCTGCTGACCTGTAATAGTAACCGCTTCAGCGTCATTAGCTGACTCTTCAGTCGGTAACTCGCCCGCTTCTGCGAACTCAGGAATACTAGAAATGTTTACAGTGTCGCCTAAAGCAGAAATTTCGCCTTCGTAATCTTTAGAAATTAAAGACTCGAAAGGTAACTCAGCTAAAAGTACGTCATAGTAATTTTTAGACCATACTTCGGGTACGATTACGCTTGTCTCAGTACTTGCTCTCATGTGTGCGTCAGCCATTGTGGACTCCTTTAAAAAGTTTGTAGGTCAGGATTAGCCCTGCCCTTTATATTGTCGTGTTAATGCTTCGTATGCAGCTTTGTCCGAGTCAGACTTAGTTTTAGACCACTTCGCTTGTGCTGAGATAACCATTTCTAGGGTTACATTAGCGTTAGGGGGGTTACTACCGCCCTGCGGGGTCATAGAGTTTACGTGAGGCACGTCGCCAGTAAACCAGTTAGGGCGAGACTGTTTAAGCCTTGCTATAGCTGCGGCTGCGCCGCTGACTACTACCCTACCGTTACTTAAAGTCTCGGTTACTACTTCTGAGAAGTCAAGTAGCTCTAAATCAGGTATTGAAACGGGACTAATGCCTAGCTTAACGGCTTCAGCCGTTAGGGCTTTGTACTTGGCTTCGTCTAAGACAGCTTTCTTAATCTGTACGTTTTCGGCTCGAAGTGTGGCCGCCTCTTGTTCGTTAATTTCGGCTAAAGTTTTCCAATCGTCTTTCGACTTCAGACCTTGAGCCCTAGCGTCGGCAAGGTCCCGCTCTAGTTTTTCTCTTTTTTGCCTCTCAAGAGCCGTCTGTTTTCGGGCCTCGGCGACTTCGTCGACCATAGGCTCAGTCGGCGGTACGGGCGGGGTATTAGGTTCGTTAGGTTCGTTAGGTGTGATAGGTTCGTTAGCCATAGTCTGACTCCTTAGTTTATGGGTTATCGTTTTTTAGTAGATAGTATGCGGGCTATTTTACTGGCGTAAATGTTTTTTAATCGACGCATGACGCTAATTTTAAAAGTCTCGCCCTTCAAAGGTATGAAACGCCTAGCGGGTACGCCGTTATCAGTACCCACATTATTACCTTCGGCGCGGTCTTTTACGGCTTGAGGTGCGTACGAGGGTATGCCCATGCGTAAGATATTCTTACCGATAGCATAGGCCCTGTACCAAGAGAGCATAACGCCCGTGAGGTTTAAGTTAACAGGCGTCTTAGACTTTCTATCTGCGGGGTATACCTTAGCGTCTTTGTATTTAGTGAAACGTCTAGAGCCCGTATTAGTATCGACGGGGCTCGTACCCGAAGCGATAAGAGGTAGTATAGTCTGCTCGATAACTTCAGTACGTACGCGGTTAACTAACTCGTCGTCTACTAAGTTATCTTTGAGTTTTCGCATGACGTCTGCCGTAAGTGGTAATTTTACTTTTAATTTAAACATATTAAAACTTCAATAGGTCGTAGAGACCCTGCTCGTCTAGAAATTGCGCTAAGTACTCGTTACGTATGACCGCTAAATTAATTTCGGCCCTCGTCTGAAGCCCTAATATATTTCGTAAGGCAGCGTAGAGGTCTGTAGGCGTATACACATTCTTAAATTGTGAGGGCTTAAAGTCGACCTCTTCGGCGATAATGTCGGCCTTGATACGTTTTATCTCGGCCATTATGCCGCTCTTATAGTTTTCGCCCTCGTCAGGTAAGAACTGACGCCGAGGTATTCGAGGCGTCTTATTAGATAAGTGATTATGCCCGTCTGCGGCCCCTGCTCGGTCGCCGAAGACGCCTACGGTAAGTACGTCAGACGCTTGGTAGTCTAACTGGTCTTTCATATCACCGTTAGCCTCTAAGTTAGGTCGAGAGTTACCGACTTCGCGCTTTTTTAGCTTCTTATATCCCGCAGATAAGGGCGTAAAGCTGCCTTTACCTGCTACAGGACTTCGCTCTTGTTCGATACTAATAAGAGTCTGCTCGACAAGATACTCGCCTACGGCTTCGTTAACGAGCTTTTTAACTCGCTTCGGTAGCTTCTGACCGTCGAAAAGGTCTATGTCTACCGAAGTCTCGCTCTTGTCTGTGGTCTTACTAAATACTTTCACGTACGTACTTACTCCTTAACGGGTTTTTTAGGTACTTTTTTAGGGGCCTTTTTAGCTTTAGGTACGGCTTTAGGGCCTTCTACAGGCGGCGTATTAGGCTTTTCGTCTGCGTCTTCGGGCTCTTCTGTAGGGTCTACAGGCTCGCCGTTTTCGTCTAACTCAGGCTCAGCGTTAGGGTCTATAGGATTACCGTCAGCGCCCACATTAACGTCTATACCTGCCTCGGTACGTGCCTGCATAGATAACATAGTCTCTTCTATCTCTTGTTCGATAAGCTTTAAGAGCTTCTCTTCGGCCTGCTCTTCGTTAAGGCTTGGGTCGTCGCGCATAATCATGCCGATACGAGTATCTAGGCCCATGTCTTTACGCATTTTTAAGACTTCGAGCTTTTCTTTCTCGGTCATAATAGGGTTAGCGTCGTTGAACTTGACGATATAATTCTTTTCAAAGCCGTCAGGTAAAACTAAGTCTTTATACTCGTCTGCTAGGTTATTACCGTAGGCTTTTAACGTCTCGTTAATGGCCTTCACAATGTGGACCTCGTTATCTATAAATATTTGTCTTTGGTCCTGTACGTCCTCTAATGACTCTGCCATATCTAAAAGTAACGCGATACCCGAGGCTACACTTTGAGAGCCGTTAAGCTGCGTACTTACGCCCGACGTACTTAAGTTATTAGTCGTAAGATAAAGAGCGATATACATTTCTACTAAAGACCGTAAAGCGTCTAGCTGCGGGTTAGCAGATAAGAAGCCTAGCTCGGGCTTGGCTTGGTTTTCGCTACCTTTGTACTCCACAAGTATAGACTTTGTAACGCCGACTTTAATCATGCGAGGTAAGTTTTCGCCAGTCATATAAAACTGACCGTAACCTTGAGTTACCCCTACGTGGGTCGTGTGTGTGATTACAGCGTTAAGTAAGATAGCGCCGTCGATTAAGTCGTTACCGCCTTTAGCCCAGAAAGACCCGTCTTGGTCGATAGCGAAATTAATATGATTAAACGACTTTAACTGATTATCTTGTACCTTTAGGCCCTTGTCGTTAGCGATAACATTACCGCCCGAGTCAGTCGTAAAGTGGTAGCTCTTAGACCAGAAAACATAAGTCTTGTTAGACTGATTAGCGCCCTTGTCTTCGGGGCTATTAGCGATACTTTGGTCTACGTTGTCAGCACGTACCGCGCCTAGTGGCGTAACTACAGGTACTTTAGAGTTACGGCTATCAAGGTCTGCGAGGTCAGTACTTGGGTGTGTGTAATCAGATAACACAATAGCGATAGGCTTCGAGCGGTCATACTCAGACTCTAAAGCGTCGTATAAGTACGGCTGAAGCGTCTCTAGGTTAATCTTATATTTAGGGACTGTAGAGTTACCCTCATAGCAAGGGTAAGGCTTTACGAAGACGTCTACGTTTTTCTGAAGCTTCAGAAAGCGGTTAGTCGTCTTCATGGTCTCAGTTAATTTAAAAAGTTTTTCGATAGCTTTAAGCTTCTTAGTGGCCTCTTCGTCGCCTGAGATAATACGCTCGACGCCATTAGAGTAGACGCGAGCGAGCTTATCGACGACTTTACGTACAAAGCTAATGTTACTTAAAGCGTAACGCATTTCGTTTACAGTATTAGACTCGAACTGACGAAGTAAGTAACTAAGTACGTAGTGATTAGTCATATCTTTATAGCATTGATAGCGCTTATAAGCTTCGTACTTACGTGCTTTGTTTTCTTGACCTTCAATCTCTTGAATGATTTTAGCCCGCTTATTAATATCTAAAATGTCTGACTCGCGTGTAAGCTTCATAGTAGCCCCTTATCGGATAGTAGTTTGTAAAGTGCCTTTAGCGTTGCCGCTGAAAGGGAATAAGATATCGCACATATAGTCTAACCCGTCAGAGTAATGCGTCAAGTTGGGGTTATCTTTGAGCTTTTCTAGGGTTATTTTATCTTGCTCTACCCCTACAAAGTCTTTTCTTATGCCCTTACACGTCAAAGAATTAAACTTAATCATACCTTTATCGAGCAGGTTGTTCACATTAAGCTGACGCTTTCTAAAGTCAGGCGCCGCAGGTCTAAAGCGCGTCTCATACCCTGCATTACGTAATACTGTGATATCGGGTAAGCCTTTAGTCGAGCGAGCTTTACCCGCAGGGTCGGGGTAGATAATCGTATTATGCGGGTAAAAGCCTCGGGCCTGCATAGCCTCTACCATATTATTAGTCGAGTAGCCCTGCTTACCCTTTAGCTCTATCTCTGAAAGGCCCGCGAGACTATAGCCGTCGTAGCCCCATATCGTCGCGCAGAAGGGGTCTACGTTAAAGTCCATAGAGATATGAAACTGAGTAAAGTCGTTTAGTTTTAAAGTGTCGTCATGGTTTTTAAGCGGGTCGTATGAGTAATAAAATAGACTCTCGCTCATATTAACCCATAGGCCACGTCTGTACGCCTCTAGCATTTTAACGTCGTACGACGCTTCTAAGTTATCTATATAGAAGTCGCCTAGGTTGTGTAAGTTATCGTCGGTCGAGCCGTAGATAATACGAAAGCCCTTCGGCGGGTTTTCTATCATGTACTCGTAGTACTCTGAGATATGGCCCTCGGGCGTACCGCTTGAGATAATCTGCGGGCACTTTGCGCCCTTGATACGTACGCGGCCTATGCCTTCTTTATAACGTAGTAAAGGTATTAAAGTGACCTCATTAAAGCCACAGTATGCCCAGTTAGGGCCACGTATCGGCTTCTCAGCACTTACGACGTAGAGCTTTGCACTCGACCAAGGGAACTTAAACCACTTTTCGGTTTGGTGAAAGCGGTAGGGTATGCGGTTAGCCTCTAAAATGTTCTCGAACTCGGGCAAGATATCTTTTTTAAACTCGGGGTAGTCGACGACGACGAGGCCGCCTGCCATATTCTTATTAAGTATAGACAGCTTTAGCATTTTCATAGCTAAAGAGTACGTCTTACCGCCCCCGAAGCCCGTCGAGAGGTGTAAAAAACGACTTACGTTGTCAGAATGAAAGTCGGCTTGATGCTTATTAGGTACGTACTTAAGTTTAAAGTGTTGCACGGTAGCGCCTTAGTAGGATTATTTTTAATTTTACACATACTAAAAGGGCTACCGTGAACGTATCACACATACTTATAACTCTTCGCCGTTAGCGTCAACAAAAGTCAGGTCGGCGCCTTGAATATCGGCGAACTCATGGCCGCCGCCGTCACTTGCAAAGCCTACTTGATTGTCTAATATCTTAAATAGAGAGTTTTCTTTAACGGTTTTTAGTTGACCAAAGGCCGACATACGAAGCGCACGCTTCCAATAGGCAGAAAACGCAGTAGCGCCGCAGGCTTTCGCTTCGGCTAACTCGGGGTACATATCGCACCACTGAGTTAATGTGTTCGAGCTTATGCCCCAAGAGGCCGCTATCTCGTCAGGACTGTGGCCGTTTTGTAGCTGTAAGAGTAAGTCTACAGGATGAAAAGTAACGTCGAAGCCCGTATTAGTTTTATAGAGCGCCTTCAAAGCAGGCGGCGGTCCATAGTAAAAAAGCGGCTGCTCAGGGTCTAGTAGCTCGCCGCTTTGCGCTTCTTTATTAGGTGCGAGGTCAGGCTTTAAGGGCTTAACCTTCTTTTTAGGTTTTTTAGAGTTCTTTAATTTTAACTTCGCCTTCACTGACAAGCCCCTCTTCGGCGTACACATTATCTTTGCCGCCGTTTAAAAAGTCCTCGGCCTGAGCTATAGCGTCGGCCTTAGCTCTTTCGGCTGCTTTCGCGAGGTCGCTATCGTACATACCCTTAGCCTCTTTTATCAATAGCTTAATAAAAAAGTCGGTCATGTCGTAGGCTGTGGTCTGCATAGTCTTCTCTTTAAGACGTAGCCCCCGCTGCATACATAGTTTATCTGCCTCTACGAACTCAAGGCAAAGACGCTCTAAGAAAAGGTCTAGTCTTGCGTGCTTTTCGCGGTTTACGTTAAGTAATCGGTCTCTAAGGTCAGCAGGGCAGTCTACATTGAGCCTTACTGCCTCGTCAAACCACGTACGTACTCTAGTCTTTAGTGTTAGGTCCATTAGGCACGTCCTCTACGAGTGAGCCCATAAGTAGGCTATTTAAGTGAGCGTTAAGCTGAGCCGTAAGTAGGCTTAGCTCTTCGATAGTTACGGTAGACATGACAAGGTTATTAGGCTCGCCGCGCTTACCTAAACACAATATAACTACGCCTTCGAGGTTGCCCCAAGGCATAATCGACGCCACTTGAGCGGGCGTTAAAGTTCTTATAGTGTCTTCGTTAAGCATCTTTTAACCCGTACTCTAGCTCTATTAAGAGGTCGACATAGTGCCGAGCCTTCTCTAGGTCTGCTTTGCCGTTCTTATTTTTGTAGCGTGTAACGTACTTAATAATATTACCTTGGCAGAAGTTGAGGTTATTCTTATGAGTAAACTCGATAGGCTGTATAGGCATGTTTTTATAGTGATCGCCCCCGACTTGTACGTCGAGGGGGTTAGTCGTAGTTTTTACTTCTGACATATTAGCGCTCTACTACGCCGCTTAAAGGGGCTATTTTACCTTCGACCATAGCGACGACCGCTGCGGCTTCAGTGTTAGAGGTAGAGGTGATAATCTTAGAAGAGCGTAAGTACTCGACTTCGTGAGTATGCTTATCGTACTTATTAGCAGGTACGGGGCCTGCCTCTTTAAGTCCCGTCTCGGGGTCTTCGCGCATACCCATAACCATAGGGCCACTTACTGAGATAATTTCGGGGGTATCGCCGTCCTCTTCGGGTGCCGACCACTCGATAACGTGAAAGTGGCCGCCGATAGGTACGCTATAAGTCAGCTTCTTACCGCTTTTATCGTACGTACGAAATGGGTGCGTATGTTGCCAACGTGTAAACTCGTTAGCGTGTCTAGTAGGGTGTGCGTTTTCGGTAGCGCCTGAGTCATGTTTAATGACGTCAGCGGGCATAAGCTTGAAAAGATCGGTCATGATCTCTTTAGTGCCTGTAAAATTTCGACGTTTAGTGTTGCCTTTAGGGGCTTTAGCATTCATAGCCTGAGCGCCTTGGGGGCGTCTTTGGACGTTTTCATTAGCCATAGTCTGACTCCTTTAAATTGTTTAAAGGTTATCGTTTTGTAATAATTACAATGAAGCAAGTAGTTTTTTATTTAGAGGCGCATGACTCAGCACGGCAAGTACCGCCCGAAGTCTGTGTATTTGAAGCGCTGAGAGGTGCGGCTGACTGAGATAAAAGGCGATAGCGTCGGCTATGTCTTGGTTTTCGCGAAGGGCATTTAGAGCTGAAAGCTCTTTATTAGTTTTAACCTGACTACGTTTTTTAAGTTTAGTTACGGTCTGCACACATTAATAATAAGGCCCTTTCGGGCCTTTGGGGTAGTCTAGTTTTCGGACTTTACGCTTCTTTACAAAGCTTTACAAAGCTTTACATAGTCTAGTTTTTAGTTACTTGAGGCGCCGTTATGTCGTCGCTAAACTCGACCCTCGTGCCTAATACGGTAGGCCGAGGTATTAATAAAGTAAGCTCTTTTAAAGTTACGTTATTTTTTAAATGCTCTTCTCTTAGCTCTCTAATCTTACTCATAGGTATACCACATAAACTTACTATAGCTTTTAAGTCCCTATCGTCTGAGTCGGTCCAGTCAAAAAAGTAGTAAGGGGTATCGTCGTACATACTTAAACCTTTCTTTTAGGTCTCAATAGAGACCCGCAGGTAGGGCATACATAGTGCCCCGCCGCTTCTGTTAATGTCGCTTTGATTAACTCTTTAATATCTATACCTAACATTTCTAAACGCTTAACGACCACTTCGTCAACTGTGGCGCTCACGGGTAGGCGTTTAGGCGTGATCTTGATACCGTGGGGTCTCACAGCGTCACTTCTTTGTTTTTAATAGCAGCCTGTAGTTTTTCTAGTTCACGTAAGTACGCTATAGCTTTAGCTATAGCCGTACGAGCGTTACCCTCGGGGGTATTAGCTGCGTACTCCTTAGTTAAGTTAATAAATATACGGGCCGATACTGTTTTAACGACGTCTAACTTCTCTGCGTCGGTCATTAAAGATCCTTTGCGGTCTACCTGTAGCATATTTCTAATCCTTTACTGTGCAGATATAAGTAACTGCGTGTTTATCTTTTAAGTGTTGAGGCCATACTTCTACGAGCCACATAGTGCCGTCAAGCTTAGGGCCTTCGCTGAAGTAGTAAGGCTGCTTACCTATAACAAAAATGTAGTCCATATAGTACTCGCTAAAATA